TTAGCAAGGCCTCAGACCGCAGAGATGTTCTTTGAAGACGTTCTAATGGCATTAGTATTTTATGGGATGCCTATACTCGCAGAGAACAACAAACCTCGTCTATTGTACTATTTACGAAGACGTGGTTATAGAGGTTTTAGTATGAATCGACCTGATAAAATTTGGAATAAACTATCAACCGCTGAAAAAGAAGTTGGTGGTATACCTAACTCAAGTGAAGATATAAAACAAGCTCATGCAGCTGCAATCGAAATGTATATACAAGATCATGTTGGTCTAAGTACAGATGGTGTTTACGGTAGTTGCTATTTTAACGAGTTGTTAAATGATTGGGCAAAGTTTGATATAAACAAAAGAACAAAACATGATGCTTCTATTAGTTCTGGTCTAGCTATAATGGCTTGTAATAGACATTTGTATAGACCAAACGCTAAAGTAGAAAAACCAAAACTAAATATAAGTATTGCTAGATATACAAACAAAGGTAATACGTCTAAATTAATTAAACAATAAATATGGCAGAGTCTGTTATAAATAATTATTTTCCATCTCAAGTTGTTAGCGACTTGGAAAAAATGAGCTATGAATATGGCTTAAAAGTTGCTCAAGCAATTGAAACAGAGTGGTTTCATACAGATAGAGGTTCTAATAGATATAGAAGTAACCAAAATGATTTTCATAAATTAAGGTTATATGCTAGGGGAGAACAATCAATACAAAAATATAAAGATGAATTATCTATAAACGGTGATTTATCTTATTTAAATTTAGACTGGAAACCAGTGCCTATTATACCTAAGTTTGTAGATATAGTTGTAAATGGTATTGCAGAACGTATGTATGATATTAAAGCATACTCACAAGATCCATATGGCGTTAGCAAAAGAACAGAGTATATGGAGTCTTTGCTTTCTGATATGAGAACTAAAAAAATTAATGAGTTTACAGAGCAAGCTTTTGGAATGACTGTTTTAGATAACGAAAAAACAGAACTACCAGATTCAAAAGAAGAGCTTGATTTACACATGTCATTAAGTTATAAGCAAGCTGTAGAACTAGCAGAAGAACAAGCACTTGGTGTTTTATTAGAGGGTAATGATTACGAATTAATTAAGAAAAGATTTTACTACGATATTACTACAATAGGTATAGGTGCTGTAAAAACAAACTTTAACACATCAGAAGGAGTTACTGTAGACTATGTAGACCCTGCAGACTTAGTTTACTCTTACACTGAGTCACCATATTTTGACGATATATATTATGTTGGTGAAGTAAAAAACATACCGATAAATGAGTTAGTAAAACAATTTCCACATTTAACTCAAGAGGATTTAGAAGATATTGTGAAAAACAAAAGCTATCACAAAGCTAATTATCACAATAGTAATTATAATATGGACGAAGAAGATAATAACAAAGTCCAAGTTTTATATTTTAATTACAAAACTTACATGAATGAAGTTTATAAAGTAAAAGAAACTGGTAGTGGTGCAAATAAAGTTTTGCAAAAAAACGATTCATTTAACCCACCAGAAGATTCTGAAAACTTTAGTAAACTACAAAGATCTGTAGAATGTCTATATGAAGGTGCTATAATTTTAGGTACAAAAAAATTACTTAAGTGGGAAATGTCAAAAAATATGATGCGTCCTAAAAGTGATTTTACTAAAGTTAAAATGAACTACGCTATTGTTGCGCCGCGTATGTACAAAGGTAAAATTGAGTCATTAGTAAAGCGTATTACAGGTTTTGCAGATATGATACAGCTTACACATTTAAAACTACAACAAGTAATGTCTCGTATGGTACCAGACGGTATATATTTAGATGCAGATGGTCTTGCTGAAATAGATTTAGGTAACGGTACAAATTACAACCCACAGGAAGCTTTGAATATGTTCTTCCAAACAGGATCTGTTATTGGTAGGTCGTTTACACAAGACGGTGATCAAAACCCAGGTAAAATACCTATACAAGAAATACAATCAAGTTCTGGTAGTGGAAAAATGCAAAGTTTAATTCAAACTTACAACTATTATTTACAAATGATAAGAGATGTAACTGGATTAAACGAAGCTAAAGATGGTAGTACACCAGATAAGTATTCTTTAGTTGGTGTTCAAAAACTTGCAGCTGCTAATTCTAACACAGCAACAAGACATATATTACAAGGCGGATTATTTTTAACAAAAGAAGTTTGTCAATGTTTATCATTAAGAGTATCTGATATATTAGAATACTCACCTACAGCAAACGCTTTTATACAACAAATTGGTGCGCATAACGTTGCTACATTAAAAGAAATGTCTGAGTTGTATTTATATGACTTTGGAATATTTATTGAGTTATCGCCAGATGAAGAAGAAAAAGCAATGCTTGAAAACAATATACAACAAGCTTTGTCACAGCAAGGTATAGAACTTGAAGATGCTATTGATCTTAGAGAAATAAAAAACATTAAACTTGCTAATAGGTTATTAAAAATAAGACGTAAAAAGAAAAAAGAAGAAGATCAAAGAATGCAGCAAGAGAATATAAAAGCTCAATCAGAAGCTAATATACAAGCTCAAAATGCTGCCGCAATGATGGAAGTTAAAAAGAACGAAGCTGTTACAATGAGTCAAATGCAATTAGAAGAAGCAAAAGCTAATCTAAAAGCAAAAGCTTTAGAGCAAGAAGCAGCTATTAAAAAAGATTTAATGGAGCACGAGTTTAATCTTAACATGCAGTTGAAAAGCGTAGAAAACCAGGGTGTTAATGACAAAGACAAAATGAAAGAAGATCGTAAAGACGAGAGAACAAGAATACAAGCCTCTCAACAAAGTCAACTTATAGACCAAAGAAATAATGGTAAACCACCTAAAAGGTTTGAGTCTGCAGGTAATGATAACTTAGGAGGCTTTAGTATTTAAAATTATTAATTATTATTATATTATATTATGGAAGAAAACGTAGAAAACGTAGTTGAAGAAACTACACAACAACCTGTCGAGTCAGCAGAAGAAACAAAGTTTGATAGCGCTGGCGATGATAGTATTTTAAAAGTAGATTTAAGTAAACCACCACCAACTAAAACAAAAGAAGATGCCGTTCCAGAGCAAAGCACAAATGAGGTACCTGTACGCGACGAATCCGAAACTAGCAAAGAAGTTCAAGGACAAAACGTCGAAGCAACAGATGAAAAGCCTGCCGGAGAAGAAGTCTCCGTTCAAGATGAAAAACCCGTACTTGAAGAAGTAACAGAGCAAGAGGTAAAAGAACAAACAGAAGAACTAGCTGAAGAAATAGTAGAAGCTACAGAAACTGGAAAAGCATTACCAGAGAATTTACAAAAAGTTGTAAATTTTATGGAAGATACTGGTGGTACATTAGAGGATTATGTAAGACTTAATCAAGATTATTCAAATTATGACAATGATACTTTATTAAGGGAATATTACAAATCTAAAAAACCACACTTAGATAACGAAGAAATTAGTTTCTTGATGGAAGATAATTTTTCTTATGATGAAGAAAAAGACTCCGAAAGAGACATACGAAGAAAAAAATTAGCGTTAAAAGAGCAAGTTGCCGACGCTAAGGCCTTTCTGGACGGGCAAAAGTCCAAATACTATGAAGAAGTTAAAGCTGGTTCTAGGTTAACTACCGAACAACAAAAAGCTGTAAATTTTTTTAATAGATACAATAAAGAGTCGGAAGAAAATAACAAGGTAGCAGAAAGAGGTAAAAACGTATTTATACAAAAAACAAACCAAGTATTTAACAATGATTTCAAAGGTTTTGATTTCAATGTTGGTGATAAGACGTATAGATATAATGTTAAAAATCCTGGTGCAGTGAAAGAAACTCAAAGCGATATTAATAATTTTGTTCAAAAGTTTACTGACAGAAAAACAAATTTAATGGGTGACGCTAAAGGTTATCACAAATCATTATTTGCAGCAATGAATCCAGATGCTATTGCTAATCATTTTTACGAGCAAGGTAAAGCAGATGCTATGAAAGATAGTATGGCTAAATCTAAAAATGTTAGTATGACACCAAGACAATCTTTTGGTGAAAACACTAGCGGTATGAAAGTAAGAATACTTGGCGGTGAACCTTCTCCTAACACTTTTAAAATTAAAACAAATAACAAATTTAAAAAATAGAAAATGGCAATTACAGGAAGATCGGTATTTCAGGCTGCACCAGTGCAGGCTGTTACATCGCAAAATTATTTAGACATCCAAGACAACGGATGGGCACAGCAATACTTACCTGACTTAATTGAGGCAGAATCTGAAGTTTATGGAAAAAGAACTATTTCAGGTTTCTTATCTCAAGTTGGTGCAGAAGAGGCTATGTCAGCTGATCAAGTTATTTGGTCAGAACAAGGTAGATTACATCTATCTTACGAGTGTGACATGTTAGACGTTACAGCAAGTACAATTAATATTACTAAAGATATTGATGGTGTTGCTCAAACAACTACACACGGTATTAGAGTTGGTGATCAAGTATTGATCGCTGGTGGTGGACAAACTGTTACAGCTCGTGTAAGCGTTGCTGCTGCAGGTAGTCAAACTATTACAGTACAACCATATAAATTCGCTCATATGACAAACGCAGGTTTCGTTAATGGAGATAACACTTGTACTATACTAGTGTTTGGTTCTGAAAACGCAAAAGGTGTTTCATATGTAGGTGGTAGATCAAATGAGCCATCTTTCACTACGTTTACAAACAAACCAATTATCTTAAAAGACATGTATGAGGTTTCAGGATCTGATGCTGCTCAAGTTGGTTGGGTTGAAGTTACTGGTGAAGAAGGACAAAACGGTTACTACTGGTACTTAAAAGCTGAAGGAGACACTAGAGCTAGATTTACTGATTACTTAGAAATGAGTATGATTGAATCAGAATTAGTTGCTGCTGCTTCTGCTATTGCTCTACCAACTGATGGTGGTGCAGGTACTGCGGGTACTGAAGGTTTATTTGCTGCTGTTAAATCAAGAGGTCATCAAACTTCAGGTGTTACTGGTGTTACTCCACTAGTTGATTTCCAAGAATTTGATGCAATACTTGCAGAATTTGACAAGAACGGTGCTATTGAAGAAAACATGATGTTTGTAAATAGAACTACGTCTCTTGCAATGGATGACATGCTAGCTACATTAAACTCTGGTTACAACGGAGGTACTTCTTATGGAGTATTTAACAACTCTGAAGATATGGCGTTAAATTTAGGTTTCTCTGGTTTCAGAAGAGGTTCTTATGACTTCTACAAGTCTGACTGGAAATACTTAAACGACTTAGCTACAAGAGGAGGTATAAACAATGCTGCTACTGCAGGTGAAGATGTTAGAGGAATTATTATTCCAGCTGGTACTTCTTCAGTTTATGACCAACAGTTAGGTAAAAACCTTAAGCGTCCTTTCTTACACGTAAGATATAGAGCTTCTCAGTTAGAAAGCAGAAAAATGAAGACATGGGTTACTGGTTCCGTTGGAGCTGCTACGTCTGATCTTGATGCAATGACTGTA